TAAAAAAACAGTTATGAGAAAACTGTTTCAGTATCAACTGTTTTTTTGTGTCATGGAATTATTTATTGTTATATTTTTTTCATTATAAACATAAATTCATGAAAATTTGATTTTTTGTCATAACATTACATCGATATATAAAATTTAAGCATGGAGTCAATCAGGAAAAAACAGTCTTACGACTTTATGTTGTACATGATTGAAAATTTAACACCAGAACAATCCCTTGAAATCGATCAAATTGCTGTTAACTTCAATGAAACAATTCGTAAGGCTGCAGAACTGAAACTTGCCAATGACGTAAGTTCTAATAGGGAAAAACAAGCTGCGTGTCTTCAATCTCGTAAGATTTTATCAAGTGCGCATGAAGTATATCAAGATGTCAATAAAGTTGAGTATCATAATAAATTTGTTGATTATGGAATCGAGCAAGATTATAGTTCGGAGGATATTGACGATTTCGAATGGCAGCAATCTAAAAGAAGACGACGTAACAGAACTTCACAATTGGACACCGACGTGGCTGACAGATGTGAAGCTGCATTCAAGAAAATTGAAATCACAAACGAACGCAATATGCTTGTAAAACAAGCTATTATTGACGACGAAAATGATGAAGCTGAACGTCAACGTGCAATTATTGATGACAAAAATGATCAAGACAAACGTAAACTTGCAAATAATTCATATATCGATATCACATATGCAGAAGTTCTTTAAATTCATATATAAAGAGCAACTTGAGAAGAGTAATACGATTTATTTTTTCACTCTAACATAATCTAACATGTAAATATGTAAATATGTAAATATATTTGAGCGAAAAAAAAAAAATCTTTTTTAACAACGAAATTATTGATGTTTTACTTCAAATAATTTCAAATTTAACCAACGTATATACGATAAAAATAACATTGAAAAGTGTATTTTGAACATACTGAAACAAAATTTGTTTCAATGCACATTTTTCATTTTCATTTTGTTTGATCTTTTTACTTATCATCATCTTTCAATTAATATACTTATATTAATGATTAATTGTTTAAATAGTTATATTAATTTTTTGAACGACGTCTGTGTATCCACGCTGTTTTGCAGCTTTTAGAACGTCGAATAGTTTAATTTTTTACATATCGTCTTGTCCAACTCTTCATATTTACCCCAACAGTCTAAATTATTTCATCATCTCTCCCAATTCAGCTGTTGCCAATTTCAATTTGATATCATCCAATTTTGCTTGCACATTAACTTTTTTACTACCGCTTGAAGACAACAATGTTCTCTTTCCATACTCATCTCTAAAATCATATGTAAACTTACACCCCCTTGTTTTTGACTCTCCTACGAAAGTAACGTGATCAGGTAAATCTGATTTCAAAATTTCAAACTTATCATCTTTGTAAACGAACTCTCCATTATACACCAATGTGTTTTCATCCTCGTCTGGAATATTCGTATAGTTTGAAATAACTGTGTATTTATCCTCAATGAACTCCACGTGTTGAAGGTATGACTGCTGATAATCTGGTGTAACAGGCCGATTCTTGAACACATCAGATCCAATATGCTTGTTGATAATAGCGTATTCAGGATTTGTTGTTTGTCCAGGCAACTCCTTGTATGTGTCGAGATCTTCGTCATACATTGAAATAGCCTTCTGTAGAAAGGCATAATATTTTTGTACCATTGGTTCTTTCTTTCTTGTTCCATGAAGCTGTTTGATGTTATTCTTCAGCATTTGTGGGTGTTTTTCAAGCTCAAATCTGGTATCATCATTGCAATATCTGATATATTTAGGAAATTCATGGATTCCAATGTCTCGAAGTTCTTGAGGCGGTGGTGTTTTGTGGGTGCATGCACCTCGATTGAAGTTTTGCATACTCTGGGTTGCATATCTCAGATTTTCCTGTCGATTATCTAATGTGACTCTGTTCTTATGATCGACGGAATTGCAATTATCGGGTTTATCTTTTTTTACGCAGTATTTGAGAATAAATTCGTGTAAGTAAATTGCTTTCTTACCAAAAGAATATTGTTCTTCTGATTTCTTGTTGGTTTTGTGGATGACATATCCATTACAATAATGCCATGACAATTCTTTGACTTGTTTTGCAAAACATTCATCAATAATAGTATATTTAGTTTCTGATACTTTAAGAATGTACAACGCCTTGTCAAAAGTAGATATGTTTATTTTTGTAAGCTGATTTGGATTAGAATATCGCTCCGAATTATAAGAAGTAATAGGCAAAAACTTGTCAACAATTTCCGTTGTATATTCCATGGTATTTCTTTGTAAGTTAAACTGTTTTTAAGTTAAATTATCAATTTTTATTTGGTTGTTTGAAGCTTTAAGTTGAAAAAAGTAAAAATAAAATAAATTCCACTGAAATATTATTTAGGCTTTTAGAGCAATAATTATGTTTATTGTTGGAGAAAAAAGAATTGTGTGTTTTTTTTGTGTTTTTAGTTTTTTCGTTTTGATTGTAATGGGTGGATACATATTTCTAATTTGAGTATGCCAGGCCTCCCATCCCGCTCATGATACGTAGTACATTGTAATTCACAGCGTACACCTTGACAGTGTTATCGGTGCTTACACCCTTAAGGTTGAGTGTGGCGTTGTCAATACGGGACATATTACATGTTCCGGAAGGTTGGTGTTCCTCAGGTTTGAGAGCGAAAGAGTAAACATTGATGTAGTTCTTGGAACCAGTGGGTACGCGTTCGTGATGTTGATAAGGTTGTACAAGCTGGTAGTAAGTGGGCTTTCTTGCAGAGGTACGATCGTGTCCATTGAGCTGAATGTGAGCCTCGCTGTAAGAAGTAGCATATTCACCAACAACACCGTCAGCTACTTGTTCAACCCACACAAGCTCCTTTACGGGATGATTGAAATTAAGCTTGATCTTAGATTGTGCCTTCTCGTCACCAGTGAACTGAAGCTGTTCAATAAGGTACTCATGAGTCACCTGCGCAAACCGCCGGCGCTCGTCAGTGTCAAGATAAATGTAATCAACATACAGAGTTGCAGAATCCATTGTTTTACTCAAGGAACCAGAATCTAGAGGTCCTGGGGTATCTGGAGGTCCGGCTGGTACATAATTATCTGAATTCTTGGCGAATTTTCCTTTAGGAACTGTATCTGATGAAGGATCCTCATCACCTTCTTTATTTCCTTTTTGAGGTGTACCACCAATTAATTTACCTTGAGCACATTTGCTGAGGGAGTTGAATTCAACATTGATCTTGACCTCATGATATTGGAGAGCAATAAGGGGGAGCGCAAGACCAGGGTTGCGGCAAAACCAGAACTGAAGAGGAATATATAAGGTTCGTTCTTCACCTGAACCGAGAGAACCACCGTCATGTCCTAGAAGACCCATATTATCAGGAGACACATCAACACCGGATACCATTAGTTCATAACCTTTCCAATGACCCTCGGTCTGAGAAAGCTCATTCCAGATGTGAAGCCAGTCACCGTAGTGCTTGTCGATTCTTTGTCCACCGATTTCAATCTCAACGGACTTAATAAGCTTATGACCAACCATGGGCAGGTAAGTATCACCTTCAGCTAATGCAGGTAGAGACACTTGCACATAGACTCGCGAGATAAGATCACCGTTTCTGGAGATGGTACAAGTTACCTTCTTACCGAAGTCGGCGGAACCATTGAAAGTTTGGTCGATAGCCTCCATGGAGAAATTAGTATGTCTGCGATATACAACCTTGAAGAAAGTGATTTGAGGGTTACCGGAAAGGTAAATATCTTGTGCGCCATAGGCGACGAGTTGCATAAGTCCACCTCCCATTATATATTTATACTCTAGTAAGAAAAAAATTTCATTTAAAATCTATTTTACGCAGAGTATATAAATTAATGTCCAAAGATAAACAAAAAAGACAATGTAATTACGTTACAAGCTCAAAAACATTAGATCTCAGGCACCAGACACAACTAGAAAGCTTTCAAAAGAATAAAGAACTCATGAATGGTTTCAACGAAGAGTTAATAATTTTGGATAACCAGTACGATGCTATAAACCGTAAAAGAAAAAAAGAGGTATCAGACGATGAATTACTAGAGATTATTAGAATAAACGATAAAAGAACTGATTTAAATAACAAAATACTTTCAATAAGCTCGAACGTAGAGGAAATTAACTATTATATTAATACAGGGGACGTTTTATTCGAATATTACTCTTTGTTAGACAACTCAAACGTCGGAGCTCAAAATGTTTCGACAAATAAAAAAAGTCAAACGACTCTTCCTATACAAAGTAAGAAAAAAAGTGTAATCGACTTTTTTAATACTACAAATGATAATTCTGTTAAACAAGCAGATATTATTGTAAACGAGAATAACAGAGCTCACCTCCTAGATAAATATCTTTCATTCACAGATACCAATTACATCAATAATAGTATAATTACAAATAGTACGATTATTTGTAATTTCTGTCTACAAGAAACATTGTTTTATTGTTCGAATGAAAGCATTTACTGCTGTGAAAATTGTTCTACTGTTGAGAAAGTAATAACTGATAACGAAAAACCATCGTATAAAGATCCCCCTAAAGAAATAAGTTATTTCTCTTATAAGCGAATAAATCACTATACAGAATGGTTGAACCAAATTCAAGGTAAAGAAACTACAGATATACCAGATGATGTTTTCGAAAACATCGTAAAAGAATTGCAAATTCAAAGAATTTATGATTCTGATTACAAAACCATAACTAGGATAAAAATTAAAGAAATATTAAAAAAATTAAAAATTAATAAGTACTACGAACATGTCCCATATATACTCAATCGAATTACCGGAAATCCAAATCCTCATTTATCTCCAGAATTGGAAGACAAATTGAAACAAATGTTTAAAGAAATTCAAGTTCCATTTCTAAAATATAGTCCCTTAATAAGGAAGAATTTCCTATCATATTCATATGTGATTCATAAATTTATTGTTTTATTAAATCAAACTGAATATTTACAGTATTTTCCATTATTAAAAAGTAGAGAAAAATTACATCAACAAGAGCAGATATGGAAAAAGATTTGTGAAGATTTAGGTTGGGAATTCATTAGAAGTATTTAGAAATTTCATTTTAAACTGACTTCAATTGTTGTGAAGAAGGAAATCCAACAAGGTTAGCACCTATTCCCATACCTGCACCCTGTCTGGCACTTACACCAATCGACGGCGCAAATAGATCAAGTAGGGAAAAAGTTGCTGCTGCAACGAAACCGATTAAAATAATTTCATCCATATTCTTTTTCTTACCAGGAAACATAAATGCAGCAGTTGACACTACTAGACCTTCTAGTAGGTATTTAAAAATTCGGATGAATACTTCTACAACATCAAATTTAGCAGAAGACATTTTATATAAGCACAGAAAAAAAACCATTTAAATAATAATGGAAATATTATTTTTAATCTATAGATGGTTCTTACCGTCAACGAAAATGATCTACTCGAACAGGACCCTGTCATAAGAGGGCAATCATATGCATGTGTTTCTTTCTTAAGTCCCGAAGAAACTATCAAAAAAAAAGAAAACTTTTACATGGAAAACTTTATACAACACTTCTCAAAACACACCAACGAACTTTTTGATGGTATTGAAAATCTGTATTTGGAAAAATCTGACGAAATTCGTTCAATTAAAGAACAATATCAACATATATTTAAACCAGAGAAAATCAATGAAGAATACCATGATTTTGTTAAGAATAATGAAACTGTTCTGGATTCGGAATTCAATCAGAAATATGATTTTCAAACTAATGTTAGGGGTATCAAAATTAGAGGCGTTTATGAATCAGTCAGTGAAGCTACACTCCGGTGTGAACAACTTCGAAAACTTGATAAAAACAAGTTCTCAATTTACGTATGCGAAGTTGGTTGTTGGTGTCCTTGGTCACCAAATCCAGACAGCGTGAAAAACCAAGAATACGCTATCGATTCTCTTAACACAATGATGCAAGAATATGAGAAAAACGTTGAAACCAAAAATGAACATTTTGCAGAACGCAAAGCCGAACTTAAAAATCGAATAAAAAATAACGAAGACTCTAAAGCTCAGAAAAATACAGATATAGACACAGAACCAGAAACAAACACAGACACAAACACAGACACAAACATAGACGACAAGCTTGAAAAAGCCTATGATATTAATGCTGTAAATGAAATTACTGATTCACTAGATAAAGCGGAACCTTGGACACGTAAAGGGACATAATAAATTAATATTATCTCGACTATATATTAAAATGCTATTCGAATCTATCTATGCACTCACTTACAAAAAACAATTTGCAGAAAAATATGAAGATAAAGAAAATAATCAAAATATTCAATCAACCAATGTAACACAAATTTTAAATTTCACAATGATTGTTGGGTTCGTTATAACAACAGTCCTCTGGATAAGAATTACTATAATTGCATTCTCTTGCAAATTTATAGAAGGTATATCATGCCTTTTATTCCCTAGCATGTACGCTCTCTTCAAATTTGGAGACTTCATCAAGTTCTCCTGTGCAAAAAATATTATGTAAATTTAAATCAGTAATAATATGAACATAACGATTGTTTCCTTTTTATTCCTAAGTATTTTTCTCATCCTATCAGGGGTGTACGAAGAAAAAATATATTATCTAAAGAAATTACAAAAAACCAAGTACGAATATATACCAGCACCTACATTTGATCTTATGCTCAACGAATCTAATGAAATTATCAATTACTAATTTCAACCAAAATCATTATTAAGTATTTAAATATCGTTGAAATTATAAACACGTGAATTTTAAAAAAAACCTAGCAAATATACTTTTTTTACTTATTCACGTACAACCACTCTAGGTATGGTCAACTTACCACTTTTTTATGTCTTTAAACACCCTGATTAATTTATTTACTGTCCCACATGTAACTCCCTTGCCATAGGCTACTTTAAGCCCAATATTGTTGATGTGAAACATCGGGTGGTGGTTGAAATGACACAAACGTAAGTTCTCAATATGACTATTCATTCTGAAGATTCTTAACATTATATATTTTCAGAAACTTTCATTTTTTTATTGAATTCTATTCTTTTTTACATTTATTTTATGTTTGCCTTTCGCTTTGAACTTACTTGGATCATAATTATCCTCACCATCAAAATCATCAACAATATTTTTGCTTATATCCCAATACTGTTGCAAACATAAACCGAAATCATTATGTGTATCGGCTTTATACCAAAAAACTGTGTCCTCTAACCTGTTACTCTTTGTCGTGTTATCAATCACAAGACACTCGAAATTTTCGGTACATTGATCCATAACTTGACAGAACACCTCGAATGTAGGAAACATTCCCGCGTAATTGTCATATATTCTTTTACGGTTTGCAACGATATTCTCTCGAAGAATAAAAATAAAATCTATGTTTGTTCTTAAATTTGGAGGTATACCTAAAGGATATTGCATCGATATTATAAAAAACATTTTTAAATGCCTCCCATTCATAAACAATGCTCGAACGTTTATATCCTTCGTCCAACTTGAATCATATAAACAATCATCCAAAATTAGAAATGATCTAGGATCTATATTTGATCTGTTTCCAATACAACCACTGACAACTTCTTTCTCTTTATTTATTTTCTTCATTACTAATTTTTGACGTTTTACCACGTTATCTATTATCTCGGCTTTATATTCATCGTGTATAAACATTTTTGGAATCATATCTTCATAAAAGTGATTTGCAGACTCAGTACCAGAAATAACAGTTCCTATTGGAAGATTCGTATGATGATACAATAAATCTCTAATTAAAAAAGATTTCCCAGTATTTCTTTTTCCTATCATCACAACAACTTTATCATCACTTATCATTGATATATCAAACTTTTTTAATTCCAATTTCATTCTGATATGGCTTTCATTTTAAATACATATTAATTCATTTCCTACCGACGCAAATTAAAATGGAACTTCACCATTTTTCACAAACTTTTTCATTTCATTTATATCAATTATAGACTCCTCAAAAAACATCAAATAACAAATATATACAAATATTAATATACAAACAACGCTTATTGTGATTCTGCTTTTTCCCTCGTAGTTCATTTTATTCTTACTTCACTTTAATTCTATCCACATTTACGCATTTAATAATAGCTTTTTCAATAAAGTCTTTTTGGTTTTAATAAACGTACTATACTTCATATCTATTCCCAAAATTCTTTTTATCTTTTCGGAATTTCGTTGTTTCTTTTCTTCATTTAATGCTCTCCTATCATTCTTTTCAATGTTTTTCAATGAATTTTCATTTTCAATATCATTTGTAACCTTCTTATTATCAAAGTTAATCATTTCATTATCATTGATACTCCTTTTACTAATTCCCCTTAAAACACTTTCATTGTTCTCAATATTATTCTCAACGTTATCTTTCACAACATCTTCATTTAAAACATTTTCCTTTTCAACAACATAACCAACCAACGTCCCCCCCTCAACATGTTTCTTTTCGTCATCTACACTTTCAATTTCTTTTTCAACAGATTTATTATTTTCTTTAACAATATTTGTTGAAAATACGTCATTTTTTGATGTAACTGTTTCTCGTGAAATTCTTTCGTTACGTTTTGGTTTTAAACTATATTCAACATTTTTAACACTAGGATCAACTAATTCTTTGTTATCGTCAATTGATTTTATATTGTTTAAAGATAGTACGTTTTTTTCGACTACTTTAATATCTTTCTCTTTCTCCTCTTTGTCACTTTCTGCTTCTTCTTCGTCTTCTTCTGCTACTTCTTCTTCTTCTTCTTCTTCTTCTTCTTCTTCTTCTTCTCCTTCTTCTTCCTCTTCCTCTTCTTCTCCTGCTATTTCTGCTGCTGTTTCTGCTGGTTTTTCTTCATCTTCTTCGTCTTCGTCTTCTTCATCTTCTTCAACTTCTGCTTCTTCGTTTTCAAGATCTTCGTCTTCGTCTTCTTCATCTTCATCTTCTTCGTCTTCGTCTTCTTCGTCTTCGTCGTCTTCTTCTTCTGCTTCTTCGTTTTCAACTTCTTCGTCTTCGTCTTCGTCGTCTTCGTCGTCTTCGTCGTTATCGTCGTTATCCTTTGTTTGTAATGTCTTTTTATTATCTTTTTTTTCGTCATTTTTAATTGTTTTGAGATAGTTATTTATTATCTTTTCGAGTGGAAGCATTGTTTTCATAACTTTTACAATACACGCTTTGATGAGCAGGTTAACCTCGTCATCAAATGTTTTCCTCATTTCGTTTTTATATCCGTCGAACATTATGTGTGGTCGTTGCCATAAATCTCGTGCCATTTCGACATAACACGAGTGAATAAAATCTTTAGATTTTGGAATATCGAATTTTATATCTTCATTATCACAAGTTTTTTTAAATTCAGAGAGAAATGCAGCAATTATGAGTTTATCAAGCCAGTGGCAATTACTATTTATTTTAAATCTATCATATTCTCGTGAAATAATAATGCTGTTCCAATTAGTTATTTTTTCCAGATTATTTTGAAATGTCTGAAGTGTATATTTTTGTAGTGTTGATTGTTTTTTTGATAAATCAAAAATGTATCTTAAACCTTGTTTAAAGATTGGTCGACATTTGTCGATGAGCTCAGTAGTATATTCAATTTGATGTTTCATATTTTATGTTAAATTTCAAAAAAAAAACGGTTTTCAGACCGCAGAATGAAGCGATTGTGTAAACGGATTACTTTTAAATGCATTTAAAAGGCTTACATCTAGCCTATTTGAGTTCAACTCCGTATCATTTATTTCTACGTTCATCAACTGTTTACTCGGAGTAAAGGAATTAATCTTATTAGCATTATTAACTGTTCTATAATTCATTAGATCACAATCGTTCCTTTCTCGAGTTATTTTAACAGCGTCCTTACCATTAGCAACTTTAACGGATGAATCAGTTGGATTTCTTTGATTAAGAATAGATTCTTTACCTTCGTTTATAACGGCATTATATATACTTTCATAAGAAACGGGTTGAACCACGTCATGTTTACCGTTACCAACGTACTCATTATCTGATAAAAGTTCCTTGTGGGTATTTTTTGCATTAAAAGCCGCAGTTTTATATCCATCTCCATTTTCAACTTCAGGCATTCCATAATAATCATTATCAGAAATCATTTCTTTATTTGTGTTCTTCGCTATAAATTCCGCGTTTCGATAACCATCATTATGTTGTATTTGTGAAGATACATTACCGTCTCTGTTAGTATCTTCTGTTATCTCTCTTATTGTTGTGCGAGTAATATCGTTTGGATCATATACTGTAGGTTTTGTAGATCCTTGTATATTTGTGTCATTATTGTAGTTTTTCATTACTTCTCTTAGAGTTGTTTTTGCTACTTCACTTGGATCATATATTATCTTCTCAATATTTACTTTTAAATTACCTGTTGTTGTATCATGTATAGTTGTTTCTTTAATTGTAGTTCTCAACACTCCGTTAGGATCATGAACTGTTTGCCTGTTTGGACCATTGATGTTACCTGCAAATTTACGTGCGTTATTGATCATATATTCTTTCCCCGTTGGTTTTATTATGTCTTGTATCGGTGTTATTAAAGACTTTATAAATGATGATATATTTCCTACTCTAGTCATTGTGGTTGTAATATCTCTTTCATTTCCGTACACCATAATATTATCTTTTCCGTAATCGTCTTTGGATTTTGTTCCGTTATTCACCACACTCGCATTTCTATATCCAAATTCATTAACCATATTCTTCTTGACAGGACCAGAAGGAACATAATCTTTATATGTTGATTTCGTTGGATCAAAATGAACTCCTTTATATTCTTGGGTTGTCTCTTGTCTAGAAGTCTTTTTCACTTCTTCACAAGGCTTCATACTCTGTTTTATATAAGCACCTGTCGTTTTAAACATATGGTCTTCTGTCTTTTCGTAAAATGTTTCCACCTTATTTTTATTTAAATGTTTTACTTCACCTCGTTTATACTCCTTATGACCTTCAACAAATACACCGTCATATGAAATTTTTGGATTTGTTTTAGCTCGAAGGTCATCGATAGACTTGTATATATTTGCATCATGAATCATTTTATTCTGATTGAAACCTCCATTTGGAGTGCTATCATATTTATTATCAGCATTATATCCAGGACCAACTTTTATCTGCTCTGACGGTAACACGTTATTCTGCATCTTAGAATTTTCCATACGATTTAATTCCGTTAAATATGCTGGTTCGTAATTATTTACATTTTTGTGCATGTCAGTAAAACACTTTGTATTAGTCTTTTGTTGCTGCTTTCTCCCTGTACCGGTAAATCTTTCAAGTCGAGACTCGTGTACACCAGTATCCATATTTTGTTTTAAACTACCACCAAAATAAGGTTTCATATTATTATGCTTGAATCCTTCAATCGCAACTTTTTGACCCGTTAAAGAGCTCATTATATATTCATTATCATCGTTAAGTCTGTTCATCGTCTTATTACTTTTGATATTTCTTAACATAATTTTTGGCGAGGAATACCTTCTATTCAACTCCTTTCTCATAACCTTATTTACCCGGAAAGGATCTTTTACAAAACCACTTGGTTCTAGATTAAAATATTTATTTTTATGTAAAGTCATGAAGTTTTCCAGTTTTCCGTCTGTTTTACTATGAATAACTCTTATAATAATAAACATCAAAAAAAATAATATCAATAATTTCATTTCTAAATAAAGATATAAAAAAAAATGATTATATACAATCGAATACAATAACATAACAAATAATATTTTTAATACATTATCCACTTTTGTAAACTTATAAATGGTATATCAATCAACTAACGCTTGGGTCAAACCACCAAACATGTATTCTTGTTTGGTTCCAAAACAAATTAATTCGAATTTTAATGAGTATACCGACGTCGAAGTTAATATACAAACGTTGCAATCTAATCTTCATATTATCAAAAAGATTAATGACCTTAAAGACAACACTATTGAAAAAGTCACTGAGTGTGGTATTATATTACTGAACTCGAACCAATCAAAGGTACTTCTGGTTTTTCAAAATGAATCGAAAAGTTGGGGGCTTCCAAAAGGAAAAATGGATAGTGATGAGCTTGCTGAAAAAGATTATATGAGATGTGCAAAGAGAGAACTTGAAGAAGAAACAAGAATTAATTTGAATATGAATAAAACAAGAAAATTGGGATCAGTTATCATTTTAAATAAACTATTTTATATCCTTACTCTTACCAAAGAGCCGAAAGACACTATGCGATATATTCCAGAAGATACAGTAGAAATTGGAGCTGTTAAATGGCTCAATATCATTGATATCAAAAGGTTTATCCATCAAAATAAGTGTAATATTACAATTAAAAAATTTATTCGTTATATGTTGCCAATGAAAAGAAGCTACGACTCACTATATATTTCTTAAATCATAATAAAACCATTTTATTATAGGGAAAAAATCAAATTTATTATTACATTGGTAAATTATCATTTAGTTCTTTATTCTTTTATCGTTTTGTTGTTTTTTTTTGTGTCTTTTTCTTATTTCTTTTTCGACGGCCACCACCTTCCATTTCTTCCATTTCTTCCATGTCTCCCGTGTCTTCCATGTATTCCATTGGATCTTCATCCGACATATATTCTCCATCTCCTCCTTTATGTCTCATACCATGTTTTCTATTTTTCTTAACAGACTTCTTTTTACCTCCTATACCAGCATGTTCTGTACTCATACCTCCCATATGTTTCATATCTCCCATATGTTTCGTACCTCCCATATGTTTCATATCTCCCATATGTTTCGTACCTCCCATATGTTTCATCTTCATGCCTCCACTAGTACCATAAACATCTTTCTCCACAACACTCGCATCAGATTTTTCTATGTTATAATCATATTTATATTCAATTATCTTATCTCCTATCTTTATCTGCGTAGGATTTGATAATACTTTTCTAGTGATTAGGTAATAAAAAGTTCCTTTTTTTGAATTACGTGTAGTCTCTCGTAGAATGAATTTAATACCGATTTTGCCATTAGATTCACGACGTTTTATTTCACTCTCGGAAAGTTCTCGAAATAATCTTGCTCCTGCTTTCTTACCAGCCTGTGAAGGCCCTAATGCAACATACCTTCCTGTATTAGGTGCGATGTTTGTACCAGAGCCAGCGATAGTAAAGTACCGCTTATTGCCTGCTTCTGTCATTTTATTATTATGTAAGATTTTATTTTTTAATACCTTGCAATCTCTTCACATGATCTCCAATGCACAAAGGGTACCGTTTGTGCGTCAATTATATTTGGTGAATCTAACATACAACTCATATTGTTAGACACTTTGTTACTAGTATTAACGACGTTTGGTATTAGAGGACGATGGTTGTCCTTTGCTAAAGTTTTATCACTTATCATTGTCACAAATGGAATATCCGCGTGTTTCTGAGGATTCTCACACAGCCACTCCCACCTATTCCACCCAGTTCCTCTCAATGTACAAGGAGGATTACTTAATTTGGTATCTTCTGATACCATAAAGGTATTTGTACAAGATTTTAATTCCTTTTGTTCACAATTAGGGAGAGGGCTTTTTACACATTTTGAAGCAGTTCTTTTTAGACCCATTAGTTCAGAATCTATGTCAATCAAAGGGCTTTTAGTACATATGGCGACACCAGATTTTGCCATTCGTATATTAGGTGAATCGAAAAAACATTCATTACAGTTGTTTAACGGACTTTCAAGCATATAATTTCCAACAGAGGTAGATTCTTGTATAGACTTTCCATAAGCACAATTATCATAATTCAATCTTGAAAAACTCATCTTTATTTATTATTAACTTTTTTTTTTAAAAATTTACTTTGAACATTTAAATTCATTAAGCTTAGGTGCTCTCGGAACACTATTATATCCGAACATTTGACAGCTTTTAAGATGCTCCTTTTCTGGACTTATAGGTTTATATTGACTACATTTGATATATTCCTTATTACTATTATCAAACGGGTTATATTTATTCGCATTACATTTAGTTGACGGAAAGGTCTGACCTCGTAACTCGTTTTCGACATCCACAAGGTCAGACTTGTTATGTGACACGTTTGTTCCACCTACAATACCTAATTCCATGCGACACTTGTTATTATGCTCGAACTTCATCGGATTCAATGTATAATTAAGAGGATTAACACTTTGTTGAAGAGACTGTTTGTACGAACAGTCATCATAACTTAACCTATTTGAACTCATTTTTATAATTATACAATAAAAAAAAAAACTTAGGTAAACCTAATATTATTTTTACATTTCTAACTACATTTCTTTTGCCAGACTTTTCCGTCGAACATATATCCATTGTTCTCTAAAAATACCCGTTGAGTTAACACATCTCTTGTTCCCTCACCACCCCACTTCCAATCCGGAATTATATTATCAGCACTCTGAATTGTCTTCAACATACAGTTATTCATTGGTTCAAATCGATCATAACAAGATTCAGATAACACTGAACAATTTACCTTTTTCGAATTCATTAAACCTTGCGTTAACCTCGCATCAGTCTCTGCTTCAAATCCTCCTTTACTTAGATTGGGACCTCCGACGAATACTCTAGAAAATAATTGTTGTTTCTCTCTATCTGTTGTATACTTCATATTATTACGAACTTCAGAATCTTGATCGATATGGCATGCGTTTGTATTTCCATGTCCATCTTTTATATTCATGAAGTTCTGTATCGAGAAATCAGAAATCTTTTGAGAATTGTCAACACATTCTTTTTTATTATCCTTATTTGTTTGATAATTATTAAAAGTTCTATATTCAAAGATATTATCGTTATGACCTTCACGAGATACCTGGTCACAGTCTTCCTCACTTAATCGTGTTTTCTTCTGAAATAAAGAAGTGTTCATCTTAAACTTACCTTAGAAAATTAATAATATTTGGCAAACTGTTTATTTCTATCTCCATTACCTTCTTTATGTGTTTTTCCAGGAATACCATATAACCATTGTGCATAATCCTCTTGATTATTAGGTATTGATGTATTTGGCATTGTATAAAAACTTCGAAAAGAACTCTTTTTATCAAATACGTCGTCAATATCTCTGTAAATATCTTTGTAATACTTCGAACCCATTGCTTTCTTCACATTTTCGTCCTCAACATCACATGCCTCATCTCTTTCAGGATTCTCTACATATTCGTTCATCAACACATTCATGAATGGATTATCGTCTTCGGGATATGTACATTTTAAACCTTTTTTTCGGTCTACAGGTTTAGAATGCTTATATCGTAGTTCATCGTACTGACTGTAGTTTTCGTACACTGTATTATAATAAATTGCAGTTCCTAACAAAGTTACAAATATAAGTGAAAAAATACGAATATCTGGTTTTATTATATAGAACACACATGCGAAATATGTCATAAATCTAACGACACTATTCAATTTCTCTTCGAAGGACATCCCATTTAACGGAATGAACTCTAATATTTTCCCGAAACTCATAAAGTTTAAAGGATCCTTGAACCATATCTTTGTCATCATTTTATATATATTTACACTTTTTAAAAAAAATACACGGAATCTATACTCTAACGCTTTACATCCATGTCTTTCATCATACTCATCATCGACTCCATCATACCAGAGTTATTCATATTCCCCATCATCGACATTGCTTCAGTCATTAACTCCTGTTGATTTAGCTCTCCACTCTGCATCTTATTAGTCATCACAGAACTTACCTGCTGAATTATACTACTCATCGCATTATTATCACCAGAAAATAACTGGCTTATATCACTCATATTTTCCATTTTTAAATCACTTAAATCTATTTGACTTGATATCTCTTTGGCAAGTTTTCCAATACTCGATTTTTCAATCATATCCATAT